GATGCCAGACAGGTATGATGAAATAATGTCACTTCCAGGTAACCCAACAGGGACTGGGAGAGATGGTAGATTCCAGTATATGCCAGAGAGCTTTGGGCAAACCCAACAGAATAGACTTGCATACGATGAGTATTATTATCGTGATTATCGTAAACAGAAGTTACTCGTAGATAAGATGACGGGAGAAACGTTTGAGATCACTAATCAATCTGATCTAGATGTTAAGACCTTCTTAGCTCATTATCCACAAGTGACTGTTGTTGAACAAGACATTCCAACAGTACGTATGGCGATTATGATCCAGGATAAGGTATTCTACGATGGTCCTAACAGTTTGAATATAGATGTATACCCATTCGTACCAGTACTTGGTTACTACAATCCGATGATGCCTTACTTTTATAGCCGTATTCAAGGTATATGTAGATCACTCAGAGATCCACAGATACTATTTAATAGACGGGTTATACTTTCAGCTGATGCTGCCGAGTCGGTGGTAAATAGTGGTTGGATATTCAAGGAAAATGCTCCCGTTGATGTGAAACATTTGTTTCAGACCGGTCAGGGTCGCATAATTCCCCTTAAAGAAGAAGCGCAGATGACTGATATCCAACAGATATCTCCGCCTAACATTCCACAGTACTTTTTCCAGTTACAGGATACCTTTTCGAAAGAGATGAACTTAGTCTCTGGTATCAATGAAGAGCTCATGGGTTCAGCACTTGATGACAAGGCTGGTATATTATCAGCCTTACGCCAAGGCGCAGGTCTTACAACATTACAACCATTGTTCGATAGACTTGATTTCTCTCAGAACCTGCTTGGTGAATTGATTATGAAAGTGATACAGCTCAATTATACTCCGGGTAAGATTAAGAACTTACTCGAGGGTGATGAGCCAGCTCCATTGTTCTATAACAAGTCATTTGGTAAGTATCATTGTATGGTTGAAATGGGATTCAACACAGAGTCTCAAAAGCAGATGGAGTTTGCTCAGCTTATGCAGCTTAAGGAGATGGGTGTTCCTATACCTGATGCAAGCTTAATTGAAGCGGCTACCATCCAGAATAAAGATAAGATGATACAAATCATTGAACAGCAACAACAGCAACAACAACAAATGGAACAAGCTCAGGTTGAATCAACTATCAACGAACAACAAGCTCGTACACAATTGGCACAAGCTCATGCAATGGCTAATCAAGGTCTTGGAGCGGAAAGATTCAGTCGTATCGAGGAAAATAAAGCTCTTGCTGTTGAACGTAAAGCCGAAGCACAGAAAGATGATCAACAAGCTCTACTAAACTTTGCAAAAGCAATGAAAGAGATAGAGACTATAGACATCACTCATTTGGAGAAAATAATATCTCTCCAGAAGATGTTAAAAGAATATGAGTCAGTAAATTCTCCTCAGGCCTCTCAGAGTAGTTCTGAAATGGTTAGATAGAGGTGACACCTTGCGTGTAACAGCGCAGTTTCTAACGAAGGAGCCAATTATGGCAAAGAAATATCATGACGGTCAAGCAATGAAACGTCGTATGGATAACAGCGATCCAGTACCAACTACAGTTAGTGGATTGGAAAGACGTGAAGCATATTCAGGGTACAAAGAAAGCCGTAAGATGATGGCACGTGATGGTGCTATGATCAAGGAAGATATGTCAGCACCTTGTTTACTTCCACGTAATGTGATTGATGAGTACTGGCCAAGAGCTGCGAACTACCATATGGGTTATGTTGATGATCTATTTTATGGTGCTCAAAAGCAAATGCATGAAGACTATGCAGACTTTGGCCGTGAAATGGAACCGAAGAAATACTAATATTGACTAGGAGTAAAAAAATGCCAGGTGCAATCCGCCCAAATAGAAAATGTATGAAGATCGCATACAAAATTCTTAATACTCCAAAAGATAAACAACAGGATAACCAGAAGCAACCATCACCTGAGAAGGTGAGAGAGTGGTTCCGTGATTCATCATCAGCCCAATAAAAGGAAGACAATGAAAAAGATTAAAAAGGTTGCTAAAAAAGCTAAGAAAGTGAAAAAATCTCCTGTAGCGAAAGCTAAAGTAGAGAAAGTAATGCATGAGTTTAAGGAAAAAGAACTGCATAGCGGATCAAAAAAGGGTCCAATAGTTAAAAACCCTAAGCAAGCCATTGCGATTGCACTGTCTGAAGCGCGACGAGCGACCAAGAAAAAGAAATAGTTATATAAAAACATTAACTCCTTTTTTTATAACTACTTACTACCAATATCCCCCTCTCCTCAAAGGGGGATATTGTTTTGTAGAGAGTTATTTGAGTGATTCTATGTACCATCTCAAACAAGAACCGACAACAATAAATATTATTACCATTGATGTGATGTATGAGATAAATCCAGTCGTCAATTCAATTGGATCTCTCCATCCCAAATGGCATGTAACACAATAGGAAATAATTGCTGCAAAAACGGTAAAAGCTGCAATCATTATGTGTTCTTTAACACAGTCTATGTAACTCATTTTTATGCCTTATGGTGTAGGTAACATACCAAAGAATGTACCAACAGCTACGGATAATCCTTCTACTGCTGCTATAGTCCCTGCAATACCACCAGCGCTTGTTACCGCTCCAGCAGTTACTAATGCTGCTTGTCCGCCTAATCCTGCACCGGCGATTGCTCCACCAACAACACCAGCCCCAGTAGTTACGGCAGTTGCTGTGACAGCACCACCAGTTATAACTCCAGCGGTAGTTCCTATTGCAGTTGTAGTAATTGCAGTTCCTGTGACAACTGTTCCACCAACCGCTGCCGCTCCACCAACAGCTGCGCCAAGAGCTCCTCCAGTAGCTACAGTAACTGTTCCAACTGCAGCAACAGCTGTTCCGTAACACAATGACTTAGTAACCCAGTAAGCGATAGTACCTAAGATAGGTCCTCCACCATTAAGTCGCATCTTTGCCCTTACAGAATATTCGCCACTATCCATTTGGTTAATGGTAAGATACCCTGCGGTAAGAAAAGATTTTAGCTGTGTTTTTGTAACGTCTCTGAGAATAGGATCAGTGAAGCATTTTTTGATGATATGCTTGGTGTCATCTTGACGAACATAGAAGCCCTTTTTGCTATGATACAGATCAAGTTCACCTAACCGTTCAGGAACTCTAACAGAGAATGGCTCAATGTATAATTTGTTTGGATTATCAGCATAACTAATGCGATCTAATTCCATACCAAACACGGTTGACGTCAGAAACGATAAAAATATAAGTTTTTTCATAAAAATCCTGATTTTGTTGTAGTACTATTAAATGAAACGATAGAGAACGTGGTTATTAGAACATAGTTTAACTCCTATTAAAAATTCACACTGTGTATTTAGTAATTAAAATAGTAACATATATTACACAAAGGGTAAAGAATAAATGCTCTTTTAAAATACTTTTTTGATATTGTTAGCTATTTTTATTATTATTGCGCTACAAAGCAACAATTGATATGTGCGTTTATTCTCTCGTTTTCCACATTTTTGTTGCATTATCATGATCGCAACATAAGGAGAAGTATGGAGCAAAAGAAGTTAGCAGGGCAAAAGATTCTAGAACATGACCATTTACGGTTAGATCTTGAAGATGATATCACCGAATATCGTCGTGCCATGGAGCCGGATATTATGGTTCGTCTTGCCCAAACGGCAGATGAAGCTAAAAATAAAGATGGTTACATTGGAAAAGACTTTTATATAGTACTTATTACTACTGTTGATCGTGTGTTGAGGCAACCTAAGGTGATACAATTGGCACGTAAGTCATGTCCAACGCCTGTGTATAAGCAATCAGTATGGAAATACAAGACATTTACTGGTCAACTTGAGTTTCTGTGGTCTATACCAGATCCGATTTTGTATTATCACATACTCAATAATAAAATGAAGTATATGAATGACAAAGAAACAGCTGATTTGGCTAAGTTTGTTATTTTGATGGAAAGTGGCGAGCTTCTTGAATGGGTAAAAAAAGAAAACGGTGAAAAGATAGATGCAGTTATTAAGATCAACGATGAGGAGAAGACATGTTTGATGAGTTAGATGCAGCAAAAGAACATTTGTATCCAGCTGAACAAGAACAGGCGCCCATAAATGTCCAGTCAGCACAACAAGAACAATCAGTTCAACAAAATACTGATCATGAATTATCAAAACAGGCAAGTATGCGTGTTCTGAGAGAACGTGCTGAATCAGCAGAGCGAAGAGCATTAGAATTAGAGCGTATGGTTCAGATGAATATGTCCCAACAACAAACAACTAAGATGCAAGTTGTTGATGAAGACGATGATATTGATATCAGTGATGACACATATATTGAAGGTAAACATCTCAAGAAGTATGTTAAGAACCTTAAACAAGAATTGAAGAACACCAAGAGACAGTTTGAAGAATATAACCAACAGAATGCATTAGCTCAAGCAGAGATGAGACTCAAGAATCAATTCAATGACTTTGATACTGTTGTGACTCAAGATAACCTCAAGAAGTTAGAGCAACAAAAGCCTGCATTATACAGAACTATTCTCTCTAACCCTGATGTATACGATAAGGGATATGCAGCATACGAATTCATTAAGCATAGCGGGGTTCTTGATGATCAATACCAAGAACTTGATAAAAAAGTAGAAGAGAAT